ATCAAAAATGTCAGATGACGAAGATGGTGAGGATGATAGTGAAAATTATGGAGATTACGGATTTGATGACTTAGATGACTTAGACGATATTGATTTATCTTCGTTAGGATTCTAAAAATTACCGACAACATTATGTATGTCGAATTTAACAAGAGAACAAGTATTAATAGAATACGTAAAATGTAATAGAGATGTTGAATACGCACTTAAAACGTATTTAGAAACATATGATAACACGGTTAAAAAATATGTTCCGTTGGAACTTTTCCCTGACCAATTATCATTACTCAAAGATTACGAAGAATACAATGAGAATATAGCATTAAAGTACAGACAGGCCGGGGTATCAACAGTTACCGCGGCTTGGATGTCACGTAAACTTATATTTGCAAGAAAAGACGCTCCCGAGAAAATATTGATTATTGCCAACAAGTTGGATACATCATTGGAGATGGCGAACAAAATAAAAGCGTTTGTTGGTCAATGGCCGTCTTGGACGGGTGTTGAATTTGATAAAGCCAAAAATTCCCAAAAACATTATAAATTAACAAATGGATGTGAGGTTAAAGCCGTTGCAACATCTAAGGATGCCTTGCGTGGATTTACACCTACCATACTTGTATTTGATGAGGCGGCCTTTATCGAGGCCGATAGTGATTTCTGGTCTGCCTGTATGGCGTCCCTATCTACGGGGGGTAAAGTAATTGTGGTATCAACACCCAATGGTTACGACCAAATTTATTATGAAATATATGACCAAGCATTACGTAATATGAACGACTTCAAAATTACGGAGATGTTTTGGTATAGAGACCCAAGATACACTAGTGATTTATTTTTAGTTAAAACAAACGATGTTATTCATTATCTTTTAAATAAAGAAGATTATAAATCAGATGAATTTATTGATTGGTCAAAAATACCTTATAAAGATAGAAACTATGTAGAATTAAGAGTTCTTATGGATGCCGGTTACAAACCTTGTTCTTCTTGGTTTGAAGCAATGGTAAAAAAATTAAAATATGATAGACGTAAAGTATCTCAGGAGTTAGAATGTAACTTCTTAGGTTCCGGAGATAACGTATTTGATTCTCTTATGATGCAAGATATCCGTGATAATCAAGTAAAAGAACCTATTAGTAAAATGATGGGTAACGCTCTTTGGATTTGGAAAGAACCCGTTGTTGGGCATAAATACATTATGGGTGTCGACGTTTCTCGTGGGGATTCAGAAGATTTTAGTTCATTTCAAATTGTCGACTTTGACACAATGGAACAAGTTGCTGAATTTGTTGGTAAATTACCTCCCGATACTATGGCGGAAATATGTCATAAATGGGCAACAATATATTCTTGTTTTATTGTAATTGATATCACCGGAGGAATGGGTGTATCAACATCAAGAAAACTCCAAGAGATGAATTATCGTGATTTATATGTTGATGGTGTTGATTTATCTAACAAATGGAAATATGACCCGGCTGCAGCTGATAAAATTCCCGGAATAAATTTTAATAATAAAAGGGTTCAAATTATTGCTTCATTTGAAGAAGCGATGAGACATAAATTTAGAATTTATAGTTCTCGTTTATATAATGAAATGAACACCTTTGTATATATAAATGGTCGACCTGACCACCAAAAAGGACATCACGACGATTTAATTATGTCAATCGCGATGGCCACTTACGTTGCAGAATCTTCATTTAGTAAATTAACAAAGGTTACAGAACATACTAAAGCAATGTTGGATTCTTGGTCTGTTAATAATAATGAGGCCATTAAAGAAAGTATTAATTTTGACCCTGTGATACCTATGTATCAAAATAGAGTTAATCAATTTAATGGTCAACAAGTCAGTAAAGACGATTATGCAAAATATGGCTGGTTATTTGGAGTTAGGTAATATTTATCAAATAAAGAATAATGGGTTTAACGGAGAGAAAGAAGTCAGGTAGGATATTTGACGGGTCATTACTTAATGTTCCGGGCCAAGGAATACTGACTAAAAAAATTCAAGTTTCATTTACAAAAAAATTACCTTATCAATCTGAGATTAGTGGGGGAATACCTCCTTTGCCTACACCATCTATTACTCCAACGCATAGTCCGACCCCAACTTTTACACCAACAAATACTATAACACCAACACCAAGTATAACACCTACTATAACTCCAACACTAACACCAAGTATAACTCCTACCATAACCCCAACACTAACAAATACACCTACGGTTACAACAACTTTAACTCCAACTGAAACACCGACAAATACTCCGACAAATACGTTAACTCCGACAAATACGTTAACACCAACATATACACCAACAAATACGGTAACACCAACATATACTCCAACACCAACGGTTACTCCAGCAGAATGTAGTATTACATTAAATAATGTTGTATTAATCTCAGGGACAACTTGGGCTTATTACTTTACTAATTTACCGGCAAATTGTGAACAATTATTCTTATCATATTCATTAGATAATGATAATTGGACTTCAATTGAAGTTGATAATTGTTATACAAATCCAGCCTTATACGATATCGGTCCACTTGGTGATGTTCTAATTTATTTTAGAATAACACAAGAATGTGGTGGATATCCAACAACATCAAATGTTTTCTCTACTTGTACTGATTGTGGTTATTATGAATTAAGTGGAACTTATTTCCCTGTATTTGGGTCGTACTCTACTTTTGAATATATTCCTTGTGCTGGCGGTAGCCCAGTCACAGTTAATGTTGATAATAGTTATACACCATTTTACCCACCGCCAACAATTAATGTTTGTGCTAAATGTTCTTATGGTGTGGTAAAATTAAGTGGTAAAGGTCATTCTACTTTAATTACAAATGTTTGTCCGTGTGATGTAATAGGGGTTAATTTCCCTTCACCTACATTAACACCAACAAATACCCCAACACCTACGTATACACCATCACCAACACCAACACCTTTACCTCCATTTATTTCAGTTTGGAAAACAACAACACCATCTGAAAGTATTATATTACCATATTTAATTGATGGTACTTATGAAGGTATTATTGATTGGGGTGACGGTAGTACATCCGCAAACACATACGCAAATAGAACACATACATATACCTCATCAGGTGACTATACAGTAACAATTACAGGAACTATTAAACAATTTACTTTCGCATCTACATCACAATTTAATTATATTAATAATAGTAAAATTAGAGAAATATTACAATGGGGTTGTCTTAAGTTAGGTAATGAGGATTATAATTTTTACAATTGTGTTAATTTAATATTAACAAATGTGACTGATGTTTTAAATTTATCTGAAAAACAAACTTTATCAGGTTTATTTTATAATTGTAATTCAATAACTACAATTAATAACATCAATAGTTGGAATATATCGAATATTACAGATATTAGTAGTGCGTTTTATAATACTCAATTTAATCAGGACATTAGTGGATGGGATGTTTCAAGTGTTATTTATATGAATTATACATTTTATAGTACATCATTTAATCAAGACATTAGTGGATGGGATGTATCAAATGTGATTAGTATGTTCAGTATGTTTTACGATACACCATTTAACCAACCTATAGGTATTTGGAATGTTTCGGGCGTTACCCATATGGGTAATATGTTTACTAACGCTACGTTATTTAACCAACCGTTATCAGGATGGAATGTGTCTAATGTAACTAATATGTCTCAAATGTTTGCGGGGACCGCATTCAATAGACCTATTGAAAATTGGGATGTTTCAAAAGTTAGTAATATGTACTATATGTTTAATTATGCTACATCATTTAACCAACCATTATCCGGATGGAATGTAAGTAAAGTTTACACTATGGAGAATATGTTTGCGGGAACCCCATTTAACCAACCTATTGGAAATTGGAATGTATCGGGTGTTACAAGTATGCGTTATATGTTTTATAACAATTCAGTATTTGACCAACCATTATCAGGGTGGAACGTATCAAGAGTTCAAACTATGGCGGGTATGTTTTATGGTAGCTTTCAATTTAATCAAGATATTACTGGGTGGGATGTGTCAAAAGTTAATGATATGAGTCTAATGTTTGTTAACACACCATTTAACCAACCTATAGGTATTTGGAATGTTTCGGGTGTTACTAATATGGAAAATATGTTTCTTAATGCTACGTCATTTGACCAACCATTATCAGGATGGAACGTGTCAAATGTTCGTAATATGCAAAATATGTTTTACAATACTCCATTTAACCAACCTATTGGAAATTGGGATGTATCAAACGTTACCAATATGGGTTATATGTTTTATAGTACACCATTTGACCAACCGTTATCAGGATGGAGTACAAGTAATGTTCAATCTATGACCGATATGTTTGGGTCGTCACAATTTAATCAACCAATTGGAAATTGGGATGTTTCAAATGTTCTTAGTATGGATTTAATGTTTAATGACACACTATTTAACCAACCATTATCCGGATGGAATGTGTCAAATGTTGGTAATATGACTAGTATGTTTCAATCAAGCCCATTTAATCAACCAATTGGAAATTGGGATGTTTCAAGTGTTGTTAAAATGGCAAATATGTTTAATAATAATTCATCTTTTAATCAACCAATCGGAAATTGGAATATTTCTAACGTTAACGATTTTAGTGGTTTTATGGCAACTAAAACTCAATTTACTTTCTCAACAACAAATTTAGACGACATTTACAACGGATGGTCAACCAAAAATCCTCAAATAGGTAGAACAATAACCTTTGGTTCGGCGAAATACACATCAGCAAGTTCTGCTGGAAAAGCAATTTTAGGTAGCTCAATCGGTGGTGGAGTATATAATTGGTTTATAACAGATGGAGGAATATAACTATGATTACAAAATTTACAATATCAACAGATAATTTTGACGGATTTACCGCAGATATTACCTTTTACCCATATACCGGTGGTACTATAAATTTAGGTACGCAAATGTTACCATATGATTATATCGCAGATTATATTTATGGGACGTATGATGTCTATATAATACATTTTAATAAAATTTGTGTTATAAATAATCAACCACCCGCTTGTGATTTAATTGGTAGTTTTACAAGTCCATTTATCTCCACTTGGAAAACAGATAATGAAGGTGTTAGTTTATCTAACCAAATATTTTTAAATTTAGACTCATCGGGTAATTATGATTTTATTGTTGAGTGGGGTGATGGTAGTTCTGATATAATAACTACGTGGGACCAAACTGAAACTACACACACCTACAATGTTATTGGGACTTATGTAATTACAATAACGGGTGTTATTGAAGGATTTAATTTCAATTATAATGGTGATTATGGTAAAATTTTAAATGTTTTACAATGGGGTTCACTTAAATTAGCGGATGGAGGTTATCAATTTGCATATTGTTTTAATTTAAATTTATCTACGGTTAACGATGTTTTAGATATTTCTAACTTAACGTCTATTGACGGGATATTCCAAGAATGTTATTCTTTAACCGCAGTTAATAATATAGAACAGTGGAACATTTCAAATTTAACAAGTTTAAGTTCATTATTTTCAGATTGTGGAAGTTTTATTCAACCACTGAATGATTGGGATATTTCAATGATAACTAATATGAGTTATATGTTTGCGGGGTGTAACCAATTTAATCAACCATTAAATAATTGGAATGTTTCAGGTGTTACCGATATGAGTTATATGTTTTATTCAACCTCATTTAATCAAGACATTAGTGGGTGGGATACCTCAAGTGTTACCAATATGAGTTATATGTTTGCGGGGGCATCATTTAATATAGATATAACAGGGTGGGATATTTCAAACGTAATAAATATGTCCGGTATGTTTGTAGGGGCAACAGCATTTAATCAACCTATTGGTGTTTGGAATATGTCAGGTGTTACTAATATATCCTCAATGTTCCAATATAATACAGTTTTCACTCAAGATATTACAGGGTGGGATGTATCAAATGTAACGAATATGTCGTATATGTTTCAAGGTTCAATTTTTAACCAAAACATTACCGGATGGGATATTTCAAGTGTTACTAATATGTCAGGTTTATTTATGAATCCATTTTTTAATCAAGCCATAGGGGTTTGGAATGTATCAGGTGTCACTAATATGTCCTCTATGTTTAATAGTTCAAATTTTAACCAAGACATTAGTGGGTGGGATGTTTCAAACGTAACAAATATGTCCTCTATGTTTTCTGGTTCAAAATTTAATCAAGACATTAGTGGGTGGGATACCTCAAGTGTTACCAATATGAGTTATATGTTTTATAATTCAAAATTTAATCAAGACATTAGTGGGTGGGATGTTTCAAAGGTTACGTCTATGTCGGGGGTGTTTTATTTATCAATATTTAATCAACCCATAGGAAGTTGGAATGTATCAGGTGTCACCACTATGAGTAGTATGTTTACTAGTTCAAAATTTAATCAAGATATTAGTGGATGGAACGTTTTAAATGTAACAAATATGTCTGGTATGTTTCAATCAACCTCATTTAATCAAGACATTAGTGGGTGGAATGTTTCTAAGGTTATGTTTATGTCTCAAATGTTTTATCAATCAAAGTTTAATCAACCTATTGGAAATTGGAACGTTTCTAAAGTTATTAATATGAGTTATATGTTTAGTCAGAATTCGTATTTTAAACAAAATATTGGAAATTGGAATATTTCTGGTGTAACCAATTTCTCTTTCTTTATGGCGAACAAAACTGATACAACATTATTAACCTCAAACTTAGATGATATTTATAATGGATGGTCAACTAAAAACCCTCAAATAAATATAACAATCCATTTTGGTACTGCAAAATACACGTCAGCAGGTTCTGCAGGAAAAGCAATCCTTACAGGGTCAACCGGTAGTGGAGGATATGGTTGGACAATATATGATGGAGGATTATTTACATAACTTATGAAATACGTATTTACAATATCGACAAACAATTACTCCGGATACACCGGAGACGTAACCTATTACCCATCAACAGGTGGAACAATTAACATAGGTTTAGTTACATTACCATATGATTATATCACGGATTATTGTTTCGGAACGTATAACATATACATTCCTGAAACAGAGGTTACTTGTACAATAACCAATCCGGCACCTCCGTTACCAACACCAAGTAAAACACCGACACAAACCCCAACAAATACTTTAACACCAACTTTTACGCCTACAAATACTTTAACACCAACTAATACGTTGACACCGACTGTTACACCAACATTAGGTGCAACAAGTACTCCAACAAATACGTCAACACAAACCTTGACACCAACAATAACTCCAACTCAAACAATAACGCCAACAAATACGGAAACACCAACATTAACACCAACAAATACTTTGACACCAACTAATACGGCCACCGTAACACCAACAGTAACTGTAACTCCATCACCTTTACCTCCAACAATTGAATATTTCCAAGATTGTTGTACCCCATTTAATACCTATAAAGTTGGTGGTTTTGTAACACCAATTACATTAGGTAATGTATATTATATTGATACTGACGGATTTAATGGATGTGTTACGGCAGTAAGTGGACCATTATTTGACTCCCAATATAACATCATAAGTTTTACAACAGAAACTAGTTGTCTTAATTGTATAAGTACTTATCCTTGTATACCTCCATCACCATCACCAACATTAACGCCAACATTAACGCCAACATTAACGCCAACAATAACGCCAACAATAACAATAACTCCAACAGAAACACCTACAAATACCCCGACTTTAACACCAACATTAACTCCAACATTAACACCAACTTTTACACCTACAAATACACCAACAAGTTCAATTCCGGCAACACCAACAATAACTCCAACTCAAACAATAACGCCAACAAGTTCAATTCAGGCAACACCAACAATAACGCCAACAAGTTCAATTCAGGCAACAGTAACACCAACAGTGACACCAACATTTACGCCAACAAGTTCAATTCAGGTAACAGCAACGCCAACAACTACACCTACCTCAATACCTTTTAATTTTAATGTGACTTATAATTGTTCATTACCATCAAGTATTACTGTTGCATTAAATACTATAGTTGGGGGGACACCTCCTTACCAAGCGGGTACAACAACATTTACGTCACAAGCATCGGCATTAGCGAACACTAGTTGGGTAACCTCTACTAGTATAGGTTATGGGGTTACCAACACATCAGATAATACTTATTGGTTGGTTGTACGAGATTCTGTTGGTAATATTTTGGCAAAATCAGTAACTACGGCTTGTTATCCAACACCGACTCCAACAACAACACCAACATTTACGCCAACAAGTTCAATTCAGGCAACAGTAACACCAACAGTAACACCAACATTTACGCCAACAAAATCAATTCCGGCAACAGCAACTCCAACAACAACAGTAACACCAACATTTACGCCAACAAAATCAATTCCGGCAACAGCAACTCCAACAACAACACCAACATTTACGCCAACAAAATCAATTCCAGCGACAGCAACACCAACAACAACACCAACATTTACGCCAACAAAATCAATTCCGGCAACAGCAACTCCAACAGCAACACCAACATTTACACCAACAAATACATTAACTCCTACCCCTACAGTAACACCGACTGAAACACCACCGTCAGTACTTTGTGTATGTTATACTGTAGAATGGGTAGATTCAGGAGGAGGAGGATTTATTTTTGGTATTACCAATTTTACATATGTTAATTGTACAGGAACTACTATAAGTGCTTCAACAAGTCAAGATTTCCCTGTTGATGTTTGTGCTCAAGAAAACAGTATTGTTATTGCTACTGGTGCTACGAGTGACTCCGCCTTTGTCTACGATGCGGCATTTAATTGTTGTGATACGGGACCGTATTCTTTTAGTTTATCATATAGAACAACAGCATTCCCTCTTAATTGCACAGGTGGAGCGTTAACTTGGGTTTGTTCTGACACTAATCTTGTTAACTGGTGTTCTTCAACAGTAATTAACAATGATGATGGAGGAAGTTGTTTACCCGGTCTAAGACCTGCTGGATGGTACGCCAGTTTATTAATTGGACCTGGTGAGGAAGCACAAAAAAGATATTGGAACGGAGCTGCTTGGACAACCGCGTGTCTTTCTTGTGCGGGATGTTTAGTTGCTGACACAATAATTACATTATCCGATGGTTCAACCAAATTAATTCAAGATATTCAAGTTGATGATATTCTTAAATCTATAGATGTTGCGGGAATGCCTCAACCTTCAGAGGAGTGGTACTCTTGGAGTAGCGATACATTGAATTATGTAGAATCAACTTCTACGGTTATTGGATTCACATCGTTTGAATTTGATTCTGTGATTAATATTAATGAAGGTAGATTAATTGCAACAGATTCTCATAACCACGTTGTTAAACAAAATGACGTGTGGTACATCAGAACAACATCTGAATTAAATGTTGGTGATGTGTTATTAGATATGGATAATAGTGAATTTGAGATTACATCGTTAGTTACAATTACAGAACCTACAACGGTTTATGATGTTGACGTTAATAATAGTAACTTGTATTTTGCGAATAATGTTTTAACTCACAATAAGTAATAAAGGGACATATTAGAATAAAGTAAACTATTTATATACGTAAAAATATATTTAAATTTAGAATATGGAAAATAATCAAAATACAGATTTAACGGTTTGGCAGAGGCTCTCACAAGCATTCGGGCCAAACTCGTTGTTAAATCAAGACTACCCAACATACAAATTAGACAAAAAAGAGTTATTAAAAACTACCTCTAAAGATGAATACGAAAGAGAGAAATTACAAGCTCAACAAACTTTCTATTTAGCAAACCAATGGACAAAGATTGAAAGTAATCTTTATACCCAAGCCGTATATTATGAACCAACAAGATTGGCTTCATTCTATGATTATGAATCAATGGAATATACTCCTGAAATATCTGCCGCGTTAGATATATACGCGGAAGAATCTACAACCGTTGATGAAAATGGTTATATATTACAAATTTATTCGGAATCAAAAAGAATAAAATCTATACTAGCCGATTTATTTAATAACGTTTTAGACGTTGACACCAATTTACCAATGTGGACAAGAAATGCTTGTAAATATGGTGATAACTTTGTGTACTTAAAATTAGATTCTGATAAAGGAATTGTTGGTTGTATGCAATTACCAAACATTGAAATAGAACGTTTGGAAAGAGGTATGGCCGCAAAATCGGCAAATGTTGAAGAACCAGCCGAAAACAAAGGATTAAGATTTAAATGGAAAGCTAAGAATATGGAGTTCAACTCTTGGGAGATGGCTCACTTTAGATTATTAGGTGACGATAGAAAACTTCCTTACGGTACTTCTATGTTAGAAAAAGCAAGACGTATTTGGAAACAATTATTATTATCTGAAGATGCGATGTTAATCTACAGAACTGCAAGAGCACCTGAAAGACGTGTATTTAAAGTATTCGTTGGAAATATGGATGACAAAGATGTTGAAGCTTATGTACAACGTGTTGCAAACAAATTTAAAAGAGAACAAGTTGTTGATGGTAAAACCGGAAACGTGGATATGAGATTCAACCAAATGGCGGTTGACCAAGATTACTTTATTCCTGTTCGTGACGCAGCTCAAGCGTCTCCAATTGAAACATTACCGGGAGCAACAAACTTATCTGAAATTGCCGATATTGAATATATCCAAAAGAAATTATTAACCGCTCTTAGAGTACCAAAAGCCTTCTTAGGTTTTGAGGATGCTGTCGGTGGTGGAAAAGATTTATCTTTAATGGATATTCGTTTTGCAAGAACAATCAATAAGATTCAAAAATCTATGGTTGCAGAATTAAATAAAATTGCAATCATACATTTATTTTTATTAGGATTTGAGGATGAATTATCGAACTTTTCATTATCATTAACTAACCCATCTTCACAAGCCGACTTATTGAAAGTTGACCTTTGGAAAGAAAAAATTGCACTGTACCAACAAGCCGTTGCGGCAATTGCAGGTATTGCACCGGTATCAGTATCGTGGGCTAAGAAACATATCTTAGGATTCTCTGATGAGGAAATTAAACTTGATTTACAACAACAAAGAATTGAGATGGCCGTAGGTGCTGAGTTAACAAACACAGCGACAATGATAACCCACACAGGTTTATTTGATACCATAGATAAATTATACGGAAATAAAGTATCCGGAGCAACCGCAGGTGGAGCAGCACCATCATCACCACCGCCACCAGGAGGTGGAGGAGGATTCGGCGGTGGCGGAGATATAGGTGGAGGAATGGAAGATTTAGGTGCACCTGAACCGGGTGGAGCCCCTGAATTAGGAGCCCCTGAAGCAGGAGCACCTGAGGCGGCAGCACCACCGGAAGCTGAACTAACTCCGGAATCATTTAAAAGAGATAATTTAAAAATATTAGTGGAACAAGGTTCCTTAACTGAAGACGATTCTTATATTGATTTATCTAAAGGAAAAAATTCTTTAGGAGATATTGAAGACCAATTAAGTAAACTTCTAAAAGACTAGATATTTATAATAAAAATTAGATATGAAAAATTTTGGTTTATTAAAAACAAAGATAGAAAATGTATTGTTAGAATCATACGCTAACGACACATTCAAAAACGAATTAAAAACATTTAAGAAACTTGTTATAGAAAATAAAAACATTAGCAAATTGTTTTATTT